ACCCACTCCGGGGGCGATAGCCGGAGATTGGAGAATATGATGAACGATGTATGCGTAGTCCGAGAACAAATCTACAGGAATGTGCAAACGGGCGCAGTCGCCCAAATCCGGCAAGAGCTATCAGATGTCTCCGTAGAATGGGAGCGCCCAAATGGAAGTGTGTGGGACGGGCAAATTGATGACCCGGCCAGCGCGCAATTAAAACCAGCCAAACCTGCAGATCGGGTAATCGGCAAAGCCTAAAATTAAATATCAAGCCCCTGGGAGGGTGGCTCCCAGGGGCTTTTTTTACCTCGTCATTCTAACCCGTGAAATTCGTTTCACTATCAAGTTCGGATTGCGCGCAAATAGCCATTTAGCCAGCCGCCCGGGCACCTTGAACCATGCCCGCCCAAAGAGCCAAAGACGATACTCTAAACTACTAAAGGTAATCGTTTCTGTGTCGAATATAATTAGTGTTTTCATTTTCACCACGGATTGCCTGCCATTCCAATAAAGAGCAACAACAAAAAAGCTAAAAATAGCATCACTGCCAAATCCCGCTCATTCATCTTTGATAATTCGAGCAAGCCCAAAAACCCTACCCATTTGCCATGGAATTTTTTCTTGTTCTTTATGTTGCAACAATCCGGCAGCCTGTAACATAGCATAAAATATTGTCTCGAATGGTTCTGCGCTGGTAGAACTTAAATCAAGAGCGATTTTTACTAATTTTTCCGCATTGATAATGTATTTTTCATCCGAAATACCTGCTGCCAGAGCTTTATACATAGCATGCCAATCTGGTTGCATTTGCCTCCTATTCCAATTCCGAAAATATATCCCGTATCCCCGGCGGTTTGCTGCCCGTCTTCCAGGCATAGAGGATTTGACAGATAGCCAGCACCGACCGAACCAGCTTGATATAGTGATGTCGATCATGCTTCTGGCCGTTTGTACTCTCACGAAAGTTCACTTTGTAGGATGCAGGGGTTTCTGTCATTTCGCTATCCTCAATGGTTTCCACTGTTTTGCCCTCGCCTTACATGTTATGCAGTGCTCGGCCTTTCGCAGCCGCCAATAACACAGCCACTCGGTTTCAGTCTCTTGGATGAACCATCTGCATTTACACGCACTCAAACACTCACTGGTCCCATCCCCCGGATGCGCCGGCAAAACCAATCCGTACCCCTCGGCCTTACCCTGCTCGAAAGCCTGGTTTGCGCTGTCTACGTACATGCCCGCCCGCCGCGCCGCCACGCCAGCTTGAGCCTGAGTATAACGACCCCCGGCCAAATCTCGGGCAAACCCTTGCAGGTACTGATACTGGCTTCTGATTTTTTGCCCTAAGATGCCCCAGTCCCGCTGGGTCATCTGTTTGCGCCCACCGCGCGCTAATTCGTATTCGGTTACGAAGTTGCGTCGGATGACTTCGCGCATGCCAGTTTGCCATTGGGTTAAATCGATCTTGCCGGAAAATAAATCATGGGCTAAATTAGCTGCCACCTGTTTTTCGTGTGTGATGTATTCCTGGCGCAAGGCGGCCATTTGAGATAGCCCGATGAAGCGGCCATCCTGAGTATTGTGATACCGCTTGCTTTTGCCATTCCACGTCCAGAGCGACGGCCCTTGACGTAACAAGAATCGCAATGTTTCGGGTTCGGAAGCGGGCAAAATAAACTCGCGCAAGATCATCTAATCGCCATCCCGGGCGTACACGAAAAAGACAGGCATATCACCTGCCTCGATGACTTCATGGCCTGCAAATTCTTCGACTAACATGCACTCGATGAATCGCCGCGCATCCAGGCTATTTCGGGCTTTGTATTCGGCCACTTTGTCATCGCTTTGCAAGGTGACATAAATATGGCGGCCAAGACCGGTAAAGGAGTTGGTGGTTACAGTGACAACCTGGCTCACTCTTGCTCAGCCTCCAGCAACCCCGCATATTCCCCCATTGTCCCATCCCAATAATTGCTATATTCCTCCGATTCGTTTTCGACTTGAGCGCTAATAGCCGCCTCAGTAGGCAAGGCCAAAATTCGACCTTGCGCCAAAAAGGGCGCGTCCTGTTGCCTGAATCGGATGCGACCTGTAGAATCATCAGCCGGCGCGCTGCCAGGCGGCTGTAAATTTGTTGGTGCCCACCAGATGTCTCCCCAGGGCAACGCATCCAGGCCCTGGCTCAGTCGCCATTCGTTGATCGTCAATGCGCCTACCTCTATTTGCTCTTTAGCCCGCCCCCATTTGGATTTTTCTGCCTCTTGCAGCACATGCACCCCTGAAGCGTCAAAAAAAGCCAAATCTGCCTCGCCGGGAAACATTGGCAGAAGCTGCTCGGTAATCTCACTAGCGATAAAAGCCGCTTCAGGTAGGAGGCAAAAAACATAGGCAGCCACCATTGCCGCGTCTACATTCTCATAGGTGCGCCGGCCGCCAAGCAAATCCAGCGGCCAACGATAGGCCCGCGCCACAGCTTCTAAGTCCCAATTCAAGCCATCCAAAAATTGCATGTCCTCCGGTGTAATGCCCACTTCCTTTAAGTCCACTTTTTGGCGGAAAACGCCCCACCGGTGCGCTTTGCCGACACCCTGAAAACGTTTGTTCAAATCAGCCTCGATTGCCCGCGCCTGGTCTTGTGTCCAAGTCGCATTTTCATCAGCTGGAAAGACTGCCCCGCCCATTTGCAAGCCCTGTTTATGTAAATTCAGATTTGCAATCATCGAGGCGTTTTCATGATCGGCATAGACCCTGGCCGCTGCAATGGGTGACAAGCCGCTGTATTGATCGAGTGGGTTGGGGAAATTAAACTGAATGACTTCAGCCGGGGTAAAGAGTTGCTCACCGCCAAAATGCTCCGATTCTAGAATGTAACCGACGATATACTTATCTTTGTCGGGTACAACTCGAACATTATCCGGTCTGGCCCACCAAATTTCTTTGGGCGAGGCTTTGCCGGATTTCCCCCGCTCCAGAAACCAGAAATTACGACCCCAGGCGCATAAAGCCATCTCCGATATTTTAATCAGCCGGTCACCCGTCCAAAATGGGTTGACTTTTTGTAGCAGCTCATACAAGCCGCCGCCGGTGATAGTTTCAAGTTCGGCTTGTTCTAAGGCGCGCTGAAACCTAACCGGTGATTGATTTACTTGCGATAACTGACGCAGGGCAACTTGCTGCCTGATTTTTAACTGCCGGCTGTTCATACGCGCTCTATCCTTGAAGCGATAGAGCACAAGGGGCAGGGCCGCCAATTGCTCAGCCCGTTGCGTGGCAGCACTGTAAACGCTGTTGGATGTCGCTAGATACTCCCCGTACTTGGCTGGGCTGAATTGCTCCGGGGAGACGCCCCAGGCCGCATCAGAGGGACTGACGACGGATGGGCCGGTGACGAAGGCGCGCTGCTGAATCGGTTTCATTTTGCTTTCAATGCGTTCAATAAGTTTCATGTTTCACTCCCCCACTTCGCCCCATCTTCAAAGCCAGTAACAAAGGATGAAAAACCAAATCGGATAATCCACCAGGTTTTACCAATGAGCCAACCCAGGACATAGAACGGAATCGCCAGCAGGCTCTTTATTGCCTGACCGCCGCCCTGGAATTTTGTTGCTTCGATACGCTGGACAAGTGTCATTCTTTTCTTTCCGTATACGCACTAATCTCTGAGATCATTTTTATTCGTTTGAAAATCGCTTTATGATAAAGTGTGTCGAACCAGTTTCTTGGCATAAGCGAAACTAACTCCCATCCATCCTCTCCTAATTCGTTGAGAATTTGCTCATTATCGTCGCCTGTAATATTTGCGGAAATACTGATGATCTTATATCAAATTGAGGAGCTATCATAAAAAAACGTCTCCATCTACAGTTGTTTGCGCAATCATCAGGTCCGTAATCGCCCACACTAGCGCATCCACGCGATTCGGACTCCAGGTGCTTTGCCCGGGCACCCAGGTACACATTTCGGTTTCAAGCCCTGAAAAGTCGCCCACATGATGAATGCGTTTTTTTTCGTATAATGCTTGCACTGGTTCGGCGCGCACTGCCTTACCCCGGCTGGCCCTGACTGCTCTGTAGGCAACTTCTTTGCCCCCTTCAACGGTGCGAATCGTATTTTCGACCATCTCACCGCCAAAGTTGGTTTCGCCTATAATTCGGTCAGCCCGATTATGATGATACGCTGTTACCCCATTTGTGGCCCATTTCGCCGGAGGGCCTGCTATGCTATCGTCAGCGACAACAAAGCCATGCGTTTCGCCATCAACAACAGCAGTACCTGCGGTGATTATACCACATTCGTTGCCAGATGTGCTGCCGGAGGGGTCAATACCGGTGACTACCCGTACCAGGTCAGGATGACTGGTCACATGGTCTATGATGTCCCGATTCCATAAGGCGGCTGGGTCATCCTCTATATCTTCTGCCATAATTTCCATGCGATAAGCCAAATTTGTCATATCTTTGGTAATGTCGCCCAAAGCCGCCTGACTGATGTGTGGATTGTCCAGGCTGCTAAAAACAAATGTCTGCCAGCGTCCGGTTGTATCCTCTTTGGCGCGCTTGAAAAGGTCATCAGTATGATTTCGCCCCCGTTTTTTGGTGTATATAAAAACGGCATCCCCATCGTTATCAAGTAACATGGGTGCCCCCACGAGTTCCCAAGCGTCTTTTTTCATGTCTTGAAATTCATCCAAATAGAGGTCGTCAGCATAGTCACCGCGTAGAGTATCAGCATCCCAGGCGGTCTTGCCCCTGATGCGCTGCTCGGTGCCAGAGACTTCGATTAGGTGTAGCGTTTCATTTTTGTGGTAAATGCCCGCTTCCAATGGTTCAGCCAGGGCGCGTTTGACCTCATACCAAAAACGGTCTACCTGCTCCTGGACTGGGACAGCATAAAGCTGCCGCCGTCCCTGTAGAAATTTTTCAACGGCCAGAGTCGCCACACCACTAGTTTTGCCCGACCGCCGGCCAGCGCGAATAATCTTGCGCTTGGCTTTTGACCGGATAAATTCATGCTGTTTCGGGTGGGGCCTCCGAAGGCGGATTGTCATTTCTTTGGTCATCATCATAGACTACTCGTAATGTGACTTGCCCGCCATGCTCAAGTTCCTGTCGCTCCACGTAGCCGCGATCTTTGGCTTGACATTTGAGGTAAAAGAAAATCGAAGCCTCTTTACCCTCTTGAATGTTGGCAAATAACTTGCCCTCAGCAAAATCTTTCATCTCCTCGCGGGCGTCGGTCAAGGCGGCCTTGACCGTGGGATGAGCATTGATGAGATTGTGCAATTGTGACCGACTGATGCCAAGATTTTTTGCAGCTATAGTAATAAATCCTTTAGCTTTTTTAATAGCTTGTGCTGCTTCTGCCGTCGTTACCTTCATGATTTTATAGTGTCAAATTTGTCTAAACTTTTTGACTAATTTTATATTATGTAGTATAATTATTCTATGAACGAATTATTTTCCACCAAAGAAGCAGCCAAGTATCTTGGCTTGCATGTTCAAACCCTCAAGCACCATATTTATAAAGTCGGCGACTTGAAGGGTAGACTACTGGGAAATTCATTGGTCTTTACTCAAGAAGAGTTAGACCAATTCAAACAAGTTAAGCGCCCACCAGGGCCACACAAAAAGGAGAAAACATAATGCAACAAGTTTCATTTTTAGACATCCCCCTACAGTCCGAGAAGAAGCTGCCTACATTGAACCCCGATGGTTTCAGTATCAAAGGTTGCTCTATCATTTATGCGCCCCAGGGCCAGGCGGGAGAATATTCCCGTTTGGCTGCTAATCCGTTTCGGGGCTGCAGTCATCGTTGTGTCTACTGCTATGTTCCTCTTGTGCTCAAGATGAGTCGGGAGGAATTTGATAGAGAAGCAATACCCCGACCTAACTTTCTCGAATTACTTAAAAAGGACGCAATCAAATACCAACAACTTGGAAGTCGTGAACAAGTAATGTTATCTTTCACAACTGATCCCTACAATCCCGGTGACGTTACTCGCAAATTAACTCGCCAAGTAATCGAAATGATCAAAACGCATGGCCTTGGCTTTTGCACATTAACTAAAGGCGGCAGCCGGGCTTTGCGTGATTTGGACTTATTCCGCCCGGGACGTGATGCTTTTGCCAGCACCTTAACCAGTCTCAACCCGATTGTATCAGCGCAATGGGAAGCCGGGGCCGCTTTACCGGCTGACCGTATCACCACACTCAAAACATTTCATGATGCAGGTATTTTCACTTGGGTCAGCCTCGAACCAGTTTACGATATTGAGGCTACACTTGAAATTATTCGCGCTACTCATCAATTTATCGATCTTTACAAGGTCGGCCGGATCAATTACCACCGACTAACTAAGGTAATTGACTGGGCTGAGTTTACTGGCCGAGTTATTGAATTGTTGAAAGAACTAGATGCAAGGGCCTACATCAAAAAGGACTTGCAAGCCTACCTGCCGGTTGATTTTCGGAATTGGCAGGATTTTCGGCAACATCAATAAACCAAGTTTGATAAACTACATTTCCTTCACGACCACGATAAGATGAGATTTGCGAAGGAAAAAAATTCGCTTTCAAAGCACAATTTTTCACAAATTCCGTAACCATCACCTCAAAATTTTCGTAATCTTTTTGTGTTGCTTTTCGTTTAGTTTCTCCCTCGATAAGATAATTTTGGACAAAATCAAATCGACCCCGACATTTTAAATTCAAACCGTTGCCATCTGTCAAACATAAAACAAACGGTTGCTTTTTATGATCTTTAATGGTTTCAAAAAATGATTGAATAGCCAGAGCCGGACTTCCTTCATCATCAAAATCAACAAAAGAAAAGTCAAAATATTGTGATACAAGATGCTGTTTTATGAATTTTTCTGCGGTAATTGGATAATCAATATTTTCTAAACCACTTCGTTTATCTATTCTAATCACTCGCTTAAAACGCCTCTGATACCAATTGGCAAGTTGCCCGTCACCACTGTATAAATCCAGAGCTATTCCATTCATAGCTTTATAAGCTGCTTCAATTCGGTAAGCAAGTTTGAACACCTCAATATCATGGCCCCGATATAATCTGCCATTTTGACCAATAGTATTTTCCCTCGCACGATTCTCATTTATCTCTACCAGAAGCGCGTCCAATTCCCCCTTATCCCACAACCCCGACAAATCAAGCCCGGTTTCCAAATCGGCCAAGATAACGGACGGGTCCCAAGCCAAATCAATTTCGGAAACACGATTATCAAGATAGGCCATATCTCTTGCGCCGGTTGCCGGATCATCCAAGTCCAAATCTTCACGTTGCACGGCTACTAGCTTTGTACCATCAGTCTTGACAATAATCACATCTTCAAAACCAATGTCAATCGCTTTCTCTATAGTTTTATTGCCGGCGATAGCACGCCCATGACGATCGAGTAAAACGCTTCTACCCGCCCCGCGTTTACGTAATGAAGTTTCTAGCATTGCTAAACCGCGCTCAGTGCCAATATTGGCATTACGCGTATCCAAGGTCAAGTCGCTGATTTTGCCTTCAGTTACTTTGGTCATATCGTCCTTCGATTATCACCGCCCTACGCGGACTGAAGAAATACTTATCATACGGCGACTGCCAGAATAGGCCGCCGTGACATTTGCGCCAGCCGGCTTTACTTAGCGTCGCTAACAGTTTTTTGGATGGATAATTATTTTGCCGTGTACGTTTCAATGTATTCTTCTGTCAATTGCATTTCTTCCTGAATGGATATTCCACCTTCGCCCTGATGGATCCAATCAGTATAAAGTTGGTCCAATAAACCAACCATTTGGGCAATGATCAACTTGGTATTATGACCATCTGTGCCATGCTGAAAATCTTTAGCATAGATTAAGCAAAATTCAATTTCTGACAATTGTCGTTTGTCAAAGTATTTCCGCCAATTCATAGTTTTTAGTCTTCTCAACCGCCTGATTTCTTCTGCCAACAGGTCAGCATCTTTCGCCATGCTAATGCCAAGTCGGGTGCGAAACAACGCTTGACGTAATGACAATTCAAAATCCTGGTAGGCCAGATAGGCCTCGGGCGGGATGGCGACATAAGGTTCGCGTGTTTCGCTCATGCGTTCTTTAGCTCCCTCGTCACGTTCCTGACTTCGCTTTGCAACTTCTGCAGCTCATCACCGTGTATCGCCGCATTGCTACTCAAAATACGAATTAAGTCATTTGTCTGTGCAATACGATTCGTGAGCAAGTGAATGTTTTCAGCCAGGCGCGCTATTTGCTCTCTCAATCTCACGGCCTCCTCCCGGTCGGCGGTGCGCTCACCTCTGTTCTGCTCCCTATCCTCACGGATGAAAGCAAATATTTGTCCGAAGGTTTCAGTGAGGGCCACCTGCCCGCGCCCGTTTCCCGTCTGCGCCAACATTCCCCGAATTTGCTCTTGCATCCCCGCCACCTGCCGCCTAAGCATCTCTAATTCTACCTGCTGGCGACCGATGATGAGTAGTAAGTCATTGACTGTAGCTTCCATTATACATCCGTCCTCATTTTATTAAGCGTGCTGTCATAATCCCCGGTCGCCAC